TTGAAACTGCTCCTATTCATGTACCTATCATTTTACTCCACTCCCAAAGTTGCGTCGCCGAGGGCTTCCGCTTCGAGAACCTTTATGGGTAAGATTGAGAGCGTGTAATACCTCTTTCCGAATGCGCCTGCGGACACAGAGACCGATATCTTTAGGTTTGGCAAACGAAACTCGCGATGGGATGTGATTGGGCCATAACGCCCGCGTTGCGTTAGCACGCACGGCTCTGCCGAAGGTGTCAACATTAAGTCTTGCAGCAGCTCTAGTAACTGCTCCAGGCGCTCTGATTGATGCGTCTGGTCGATAGTATCTCCTGTCATCTGGTATGATATCTCCGATTGAAGGTGCCACGTAGGCTACTGTTATTTTTGTAGGGGACAGCAACGAAGTTAGCGACGAAGGATTGCCGTCAGCGCTGCCCCTTCTGGAAGTACCCTTAGCCATTGGTGTCACCTAGCGTAGTACGTATCAAGTGACGTACTACTGTTTTGGGGTTGGCGGGCGACTTCGCGCCCTAGTGCTCGCATTATAATGAGGTAGAAGTTTTTCGCTCGCTGTAGTGAAGGAAGGCCCTCACCAAGCGCAATTGCTGAGGTCGGAGCCGGACCCCTCTTACTTTGTAAGGGCCCGGCTCCGAGCGCAATTGCTTAAGTTGTGGGTGTTTCTGTAATAGGTTTGGCCGGCTCCGCCGGCGGAGCGGCGTACCGCCGCTCCTGTTTTTCAAGTTCCCGAATACGTGCCCGGGTTTCTTTAATGCTGGGAATCATATCATTTTCCCAGCGAGAATGAGGTTGCGGATCGTCGGTAATATCGAAGTCGTCCGCTTCCTCTTCAGTTTCCGGCTCCATATCCTCAAGGTTTTTGAGTTGCCGGACTTGCTGTCGAATTTGCTCCGCCAACGACGGAGTCTTTTTGTATCCCAATGGGGGCTGCATTGGCGTTGGATTTAGAATTTCATGACCATCCGCATTAAAGCGGTTGGCCTTATCTGTAGTTTTATAAACGTCTTCCATTTTTGCACCTAGTAGATGAATGATGTTCCGGTCTGGCAAACAAGCCTTCGAGCTTGAATTGAATGCCGCGCCATAATCTGTAGCACATCTTCCGAAGGCACGGCAAATGGTGTTTCTGCTGGCACGCACTTGACGAAATCGGCATTAAGAGCAGGGCTAGAGCCGAAGATGCGTGCAAAGTGCCAGAAGTTAAGTGTTGAACGAAACTCGCCTGCAATTGTGGACATAATACGGCGATACTCGTCATAGCGGTCCTGATAGCCGAAAACGCCATCAGGGGTTGCATGGGCTGCATAGACTTCTTTATTCAGCAATTCTTGCTGCCCAATATGTTCTAGCTCTTTTTGCCAGAAGTCTTCTTTTGTTCGACGATTCCAGTGTCGGGCGAGTCCGGTGGCGTAGATAGTTTTGGGACGTGCGGTGAGGAGTGTGATGACGTAGCCATGTTCTTCGAAGAATCGGCGATATCTATTAGAACGCATTGAAGATATTCCATGGCCGCGTAGCGTGCCGACAGGGTCAGTCCCCTCGCCTGTTTGCAAAACTTCACTAAATTGGATAGTTTCTTTTCCACCGCCAAGATATTCTGGGCGCTGAAGTCGGGCGTCGGAACTCCTAACACCGAGGTATCGAAGGTATTCTGTATATCGTGATCCATAACGGGCTCTTGCCTCTTCATATCGTTGCAACGCTAATGCTTCTCGCAAAACATTAACAGTTACTGCTGACGCGGTAGATAGATCGGCGTACATGTTTGGATATTTTGTCGCGCCGTCTACTCGCACGTCCATCCTAACAGAGTCGCCAGCAGTTGTCCAGGCCTCAGAATAGGCCTCAGTTGTAAGATCACTTTCTTTAACACTCACCGCGCCAGTGCTCGGTGTGTTATCTGAATCGAGAAGGCCGATGCCTTTCACATATGCTTGTGTCCCAAGAGGGACTGTAATTGCCGGGCCTTTTTGTTCCCAAGGCCGGGCCGACGTAAAATAGTCTTTTTCCCAAGCAGCATTCTGGAGAGTAGTATTTGTTGTTGTATCCGCGCCGGATGTTTCATCAATCGTCAGCGCCGTTACCAAGTCCTGATCACGATACCATTCATTGAAGATTAACGCATAAGCGCGAAACGGGAGTGCTGATACCGTAATATTGTTCACTCCGGTAGGAATACCAAGGTAATCAGCAAGAGAGCCAACGGCAGCGCCGCTGCCACCGCCAATAGTGATAGTAGGAAATACGCTTGCATCCATTCCGTCCGGGCCACCCGTGATAAACTTTTCCCAATCTTCCCAAATAAGCCGGTGAGGAACGAACCAATGGGAAATTGAGACATTAACCGGGTGCATAACTGGCGACAATAGAGGAGCTGCGCGAATAAGCGCATTCGTAGATTGCTGTATACTGTCACCGGCTAGTACCTCTGTAATACCAATTGGGACAAGCTCTCCAAGATCACAGGAGAGCAACTTATAATTAGAAAGAGAATGCTTTGACCTTTTCATCGTGTGTCCTTTTTTCTATATCTATGTTCTCGTGCTTCTATTTGTATACGCTTTCCTAACGATTTTTCAAGTACTTTTTCCTTGAGAGGCTGCGAATTATCGAATGCAATTTTCCGCATATCCGACATTTCCGCGTATAACGCTTCGAGTGTTTCTTTCGGCGCATTTGCTTCACGCCCTATAAACGTCCGTAATTTTCTTCGCAGATACCTGCCTAATGGCCATTGTTTTGCGCCATGCTGTAACGATAGAGGCACATCTATCATTTTTTCATCTAATTTATGTTCCATTAAAGTAGATGCTAATTCGTGCATCATACCAAGCCCTATTGCGGGCCTTAATGACATACGCGCGAATTCTGGTAAACGACCTTCTAACCTTGGGTCGTCATGGCGCGTCATTTTTTTTGTAACGTAACCGGCGACATAAGCCATGCTTTTTGGTTCGAGTGTACCAAGCATAACTTGGCCTTGTCCCCATGACTTTTTGATGCCTGTGCAAACATCGCAGCAATCCACCATATCCTTTCTGATTCTTGTGATGCCTCTTCGACAGTTCTCGTGTCCGAACATTGCGAGATGATAATGAGGACGCATTGTTGCGTCACCATATTCTCCGCAGGCAAAGTAACGGAATTTATATCCATTTTTTCGATGCCTCTTTATAAATAGTTGAAGCTCTCTTGGAGAGACCGATTGGTTTTCCGGGAGATGTCCGTCATCATATGTTAACGTGACGAATGTATTATCTGTATATTGCGCCGCCTCTAACATGATCCTATGCGTCCAAATACGGCGGCGATTAATACGGCACGGGATGCACTGGCCACAGCCATATGGCATCCCGTTTAGTATATATGGCTTACTACAATTCATTTACACTCTATAGCCGATTCTCATCGGTCTTGTGCCACGGCGTTTAAAACGCCTCATAGATTTGCGGGGACGTTTGTTGAAGCGGCGGCGACCGCGACTAAACCTGCGTCTCATCTGTATAATCCTCCTGACCAATCATAGTCCTTGCGTTTAACGAGTTTATACTCGCCATAAAGTGGGTTATATGCCCACTTCATTCCTGGGGGCGCTTTGTATGGAGGTGTTTGACGACTCTCATCATATAACGGCGCTATCTTATTGCGAATAAACCATTGTGCCGCTGAAAATGGCTGACTTTCCTGAGCCTCGCCTAATTCAGACGGAACTTCGGGGGCGTACCCGTGAGTGGTTTTGTACATATCGACGTCAGGAGACACGCCGTATGATCTATTTGCTTGTCCGGGGGAAGCTGGTGCGATTTCTTTTTTAAGTAGAATTGTTGAATTTCCCTGCCCTGGTATGTGAGGGGTGGTAGTGATATCTTGCGCACCCGGAGGGTTTCCAGCCTGATTGTTGGTTGTAATTTGACTGGCAAGGTGCGCACGTTTGATATCGTTATCAACTTGTAAGCCCTCAAGTTGTGTCTTGGCGATTGCCGTTGCAAGTTGCCCAGTACGGCCAAGATTAGAATTTTGTGCGTCGATTGCTCTGCCGATATTTTGGCCAGCGCTTGAGATGCCTTCTGATAATGAGCCGCCAGTACTGACAGGGCTATAGCTAACAGTATTTGCACCCAAAGCATATAGTTTGGATATTCCGGCTTTTTCTGCATCTGCGGCTTTCCATTGTATCGCGTTCTGCGCGAATTGTTTTTGGAGTTTTGCCTGCTTATCGGCCTGACGGCCTGCCATTAAGCCGCCTAGTAAGCTTGAACCTGCTCCTATTAATGCTCCTAGCATTTTACTCCACTCCAAAAGTTGCGTCGCCGAGGGCTACCGCTTCGAGAACCTTTATGGGTGAGGTTGAGAGCATGTAAGACCTCTTTCCGAATGCGCCTGCGGACGCAGAGACCGATATCCTTAGGTTTGGCAAACGAAACTCGCGATGGGATGTGATTGGGCCATAACGCCCGCGCTGCGTTAGCACGCACGGCGCTGCCGAGGGTGTCAACATTAAGTCTTGCAGCAGCTCTAGTAACTGCTCCAGGCGCTCTGATTGAGGCGTCTGGTCTATAATATCTCCGGTCATCTGGTATGATATCTCCGATTGAAGGTGCCACATAGGCTACTGTTATTTTTGTAGGGGATAGCAACGAAGTTAGCGACGAGGGATTGCCGTCCGCGCTACCCCTTCTGGAAGTACCCTTGGCCATTGGTGTCACCTAGCGTAGTACGTATCAAGTGACGTACTACTGTTTTGGGGTTGGCGGGCGACTTCGCGCCCTAGTGCTCGCATTATAATGAGGTAGAAGTTTTTTGCTCGCTGTAGTGAAGGAGGTTCCTCACCAAGCGCAATTGCTGAGGGCGGAGCCGGACCCCTCTTACTTTGTAAGGGTCCGGCTCCGAGCGCAATTGCTTAAGTTGTGGGTGTTTCTGTAATAGGTTTGGCCGGCTCTGCCGGCGGAGCGGCATACCGCCGCTCCTGTTTTTCAA